ATATGAATATAAAACTATTAAAGACAGACACGACAATAAAAAAGAGACGGTTAAGAGTTAAAAAAATAATAAAAATAAAACTAAAAAACAGAGATGGAGAACTAGAACGACTAGAACGACTAGAACGACTAGAACAACTACAACAACTACAACAACTACAACAACTACAACAACTACAACAACTAGAACGACTAGAACGACTAGAACGGCTATTAAACAAATTAACAATCCATAACAAAAGCTACAACGAAGTAAAAATAACAACTCCCTTAGAAGAAACAATAATCTACCTCGACCCGCCTTATGAAAATACGGCTAAATATGAAAAAGATATATCTCACAAAGAGCTTTTAAAGTGGATAAAACAACAAAAGTGCAAAGTCTATGTTAGCAGTTATGAATTTGACGGGCTTAAGAAAGTATATTCAAAAACACATCGAAGCACTTTAAATGCGACAGCCAATAACGAAGTAGAGGAGAAATTATTTTTATGGGGTGGTGCAAAATGAGTAAACTAACATCAGTGCAAAAGAGAAAGCTAATGATTGAAGCGCTAAGCAAAAACGGTGGCAATATATCAATGGCTTGCAAAACCGTTGGAATAGACAGACAGACGCACTATAATTGGCTCGGCAAGTTCGACAGCTATAAAAAGCAGGTCGAAGAATTAAATGAACATATTATCGATTTTGTCGAGTCTAAACTAATGCAGAACATAAACGACAACGACAATGCTTCAATTTTCTTTTTTTTAAAGACAAGAGCTAAACACAGAGGTTACAGCGAAAGAGTTGAAGTAGAAAATAAAGAAGTAGATGAGTTTGCAAGTGAAAAAGTTGTGTTTTATATACCTGATAACGGTAGGGATGATGACGATTAAGGAAAACAATGGACAAAATAGAAATAAGACCCCAAAAAGGAAAACAAGAACTTTTTTTGTCTACCAAAGCTGACATCGCTTTCTACGGCGGTGCGGCTGGAAGCGGTAAATCATTCTCACTACTACTAGAAGCCCTAAGGCACATAAATAACCCAAAATTCGGAGCGGTAATATTCCGTAAAGAGCACACACAAATTGTAAACGAGGGTGGCTTATGGGATGAAGCCATGCAAATATATCCTTATGCAGGAGCAGAACCACAAATCGGATTAGGCAGGTTTAATTTTCCTTCAGGGGCAACTGTTACTTTGAAAGGTTTGGGAATTGAAAAAGACCTTATAAAATGGCAGGGTTCACAGATAGCATATATCGGTTTTGACGAATTAACGCACTTTTCATTCAGACAGTTTACATACATGATGTCACGTAACCGCTCAATGTCAGGTGTAAAGCCCTATATACGAGGAACCACAAACCCGGATAGTGACAGCTGGGTAAGAGAATTTATCGACTGGTGGATAGGAGAAGACGGCTACCCGATTGAAGAGAGAGCAGGGGTTATACGCTATTTTGTAAACGACGGAGGCAACATAGTTTGGAGTGACTCAAAAGAAGAGCTGCAAAAAAAATTCCCAGCCATTAAACCGAAGTCTTTCACGTTTATCCCTGCAAAACTGACTGATAACCAAAAGTTACTAGAAAAAGACCCGTCTTATCTTGCAAATCTTCAAGCTCTTAACAGGGTTGATCGTGAACGACTACTATACGGAAACTGGGATGTGCGTCCTGAAGCAGGGATGTACTTCAAGCGTACAAATTTTGAAGTGCTAGAAAAAGCTCCAAAACTAAAGAGATTAACGCGAAGCTGGGATTTAGCAAGTACAAAGCCAAACGAAACTAATCCAGACCCTGACTGGACGGTCGGATTAAAAGGCGGAATGGATTCAAACGGCGACATTGTGATAATCGACATGGTGAGGTTTCGGGACGAACCTGAGATAGTAGAGCGAACTATAACTAATACTACTAAAAGCGACGGCAGAAATACTGTGATAACGATCCCGAAAGACCCTGGAGCCGCTGGGAAGTCGATAGTTAACAGGTATACAAGACTGCTAGCTGGATATAAGCTAAAAGTAACGACACCTTCATCGAATAAAGAGCTAAGAGCTGTACCTGCGTCTGCACTATCTGGGCAAGGAGCAATAAAGATCGTCGCTGGAGACTGGAACGCAGAGTTTTTGCACGAGTTGGAAAGCTTTCCGCTTGGGAAGCACGATGACATAGTCGATGCACTATCAGATTTGGTTGAAGAGTTAACAAGTGCAAAAGCTGGATGGGATTATTGATAAAATAGAGAAAAAAGGCGTAAAATGGTAAGTCTTGAAAACAGCTTAAAGGGTTTCTCGGAGTATATCTCGCAAAAGCTCAAAGAGATAGCATACGACATTAAGATGACGAAGAGCGATCGAGAGAAAGTCTATAAGTCATCTAAACTACTAAAGAAGATCATTAATAAGCCGGTAACATCTGCTCTTAAAAACTTTCTTGATTATGGCGATAACACAAAACTACAAGACGTCCACAAATTACACGGTATAAAAAAGCAACTGTTAAATGTAGCTATCGAAGGCAGAAAGCACGGAAACATATTGATAGTATACAACGACGGGCGAGTTCCTGATTTAGCTCCTACACGTGATTTTAAATCGCTGCTGATCTATACCGATGAGGCGATAAACTGGATTGAAGAAGACGAGGGAACGGTAAACTATCGACGCATCCCTGAAGTTGAAGTAGTTGTAAACGGAGAATCGCAAATATATCAAATTCATAAAGACAGGTGGGTGTATTTAGAGCAGGTTTCAGAGCTTGAAACTGTTTATCCATACGCATCATCGCTTGATACTGCTATTCAAACACCGGTACAGTTGATCGAGAGGAGCGAAGCCGATCTTCTGAAGCTGGAAGGACTTGCAGACTCTTTGTCAATGTGCGATGATGAGGCAGAATGCAAAAGAGTATATGAGAACCTTTTTAACCGCATACAGGTTATGTACCAACTTATGAATTCTTTTAGGCTTATGCCGATCGACAAAGAAGAGGAGTTTGAGAAGCTAACAAAAGATTTAGGAGGGTACAAAGAGATACAGGAAGCACTCATGGTGATGTTGTCAGCAGTTAGCGAAATTCCTGCAACTGTTCTTTATGGCAAAAGCCCTGCAGGGTTTACATCTGGCGAGCATGAAATGGAGAACTATTACGATTATATAGCTTCTGAAGTGCAAGATCGCTTTTTTACGCCTGTTCTGGAGATGTATCATAGAAACATAGGTGTGAAATATAAAATAGTTTATGACGACATTAAAACGCTAGGTGAAAGCGATAGAATCGATCTACAAAAGAAAAAAGCGGACACTATCAAAGTTAGAGCCGATATCGTAAATACGCTACTCATGAACCTATCAGGCGAGATCAGTGACAAAGATATCCTGAAATTTGTAATGACAGGCAAAGAGATACAAAACATCGAAGATAACTCAATAGACCCATCAGAGATTGAAGTTGAATAGTAAAATAAATTTTGTATCCAATATGGGAAATTTCACACTTAAGAAAATAAGATTTACCATAAGTGACCCAAAGTATCCTTTTTTTCCATATAAGGACTACTCAAAAGAGCTTAGCAAATTGCTAGATGATCTTGAACCGAAACTACTGCAATATAAGTTCGCAAACAAGTTTGTAGTTAAAAACGACATTTTTTCTGAAATTGACAGAATTATAAAGCGGATTGAGCGAGAGGTAAGCAAGTGGGATATAGTCAAAATCATTCGAAACTGGGCTGAATCGGTAGCTTTGATACATGATCGAAGATTAACAAGTGAAGTAAAAAAGAAAAAGTCAGCCGAAGTGCTACTCCTTCCGTTACAAAAAATAACCGATAAAGTAGTAAAGAAAGAGCTTGAAAAGAGAATAGAGTACAACGTATCGCTAATCAAAACAGTATCGGAGCGGCTAAAAAGCAATATTGAAAACGATCTAAAGCGGGCGTTCACAGACGGAACAGGAGAGAGTGTAAAAGAGATCATCCAAAAAAACATCGGAAAGAGTCACAGGAATTTTGATTTGATTGCAAGAAATGAAACGCTACAACTAAATAAACAGCTAACACTTGCAAAGATGAAACCTCTTGGTGTCGAGAAGTACATATACAGAACTTCAAAAGATGAAAAGGTGCGCATAACACATTCTAAGCTTGACGGGAAAGAATTTGAAGTCGAAGGTGATAACGAAGGAAATAAAAGGTTGGCAGAGATAAATTGCAGATGTCACAGAGAGTTTATTTTTGAGATATAGTATTGTTTTTAATCAAAGAAGCATATCAAAAAGACTCAAAATAGCGCTTTATAAAACTCCTATAATGCCTCTTATTAAAGCGAAAGGGGCATTATGTATAAAATACTTCTAAACGACATAAAGGTCAAAAATACTAAGTCTGCAAACGGCGTTGTAACGTTCGATGCTGTAATAGGTGCTGCAAAGGTACACGAGTTCGCAAGCTTTGAACTGCCTGACGTACCTGAGCAATTTCAAAACGAAAAAACAATCAAAATAAACTTTACAGAGTCTGTATTAAAAAACTCTCTCGAATCTATGTCTTTTCTGCCTGTGACTAAAAACCATCCCACTGGGCTGATAATGTCAATGGCTAAATCTGAAGCATTGGCGTATCTTGGAAAAGGTCTCACATCCGAAGCGAAGTTGACAAACGGGGAACTTACTACTAAAGTTTCAATCATTGATCCTGACTTGGTTACAGATGTACTAAACGACAACAATCAGCTTTCATGGGGTGGGCTGGTAAATTACAGATGGCTTGATGCTGACGAAGCTAAAAACAAAGGTTATCACGCCGAATTGATAAACGAGATCATAGGAGATCACGTCGCTGTTGTGGTTGGTGGAGAAGGGCGGTGCGGAGATCAATGTACGATCGATATCGGCGAGGTAAACAACTTCATAAAAGATGAAGCCAAAAACATCTTTAAAAATGCTGTAAAAGCTATAAAAAACTCTCTCGAAAAACCACAAAAAACAGACGATAAAAAAAATATTAACATTAACTCACAAAAATCAACAAAAGGGAAAAAAGTGAAAGTTCTACTTAATGGCAAAGAATTTGATGTCGATGAAGCAATCGCAGCAGAGATAGAGAATGCTATTGGTGCCCTAAAAGGTGAATTGAAGGCACTCCAAAACGAAAATAAAGAGCTTCAAAAAGCAAATGACGAACTTCAAAAGATCAAAGCAAAAGCGCGATTTGAGGAAGTTTTAAATAAGGCAAAAGAGATCGACCCTGATTTTGAGATCGACACATCAAAAGAAGTTACCGTTCTTGATATTATCAACTCCGTGATGGGAACAGATGAGAAGAATGAAGGTGCTGCTTATAGCGCATTTAATGCATTCCATAAGTTCCACAAGGCGAAGCAGGTAGAGAGCGAAATAACTAATACAAAATTCAAAGATAGCGTAAAATCAGCATATGAAACCGCAAACGATATTTACGATGAAATTTTAGGAGAATAAAACATGTTTGATACAACTACATTCAATAGCACAAATATGCCCGGTGTAATGACACATGATATTTTGGGGCACAGAGTATCGTCTCGAAGAGTTGCAAACAAAAGCGACATTCCGTTTGGTGTTGTCGTCGCAATCCCTGACGAGGGCGAAGAGTATGTGGCGCTACCTGACAGCGCAGACGCGACAGGAGAAGGGGCTGTAACAGGAAGACCGATAGGTATCACTATCTGTAAAGACAAGTTTGAGAAATGTGAAATCAATGGGGCAAGCGTAGAACCAGCTCTTGGATTACCTATAGGAAACGGCGATGATGCATACTGGGAAAAAGGACAATGTGTATCAGTTTGTGAGGAAGGTTCTGTATGGGTAAGAGTTTTTGAAGATGTGAAAGCAGGAGACCCTGTAATGTATACTACAGAGGGCGACACTGCTGCTGACGCAGACGGAAACGCTAAAACTCTTGGTATGTGCGGTGCATCTGGCGAAGAGCTGATAGGTGCAACTTATGAAACTGATGCTAAGGCTTTTGAAATGGCTTTGGTAAGAATTAATCGATAGGGGTGTAGAATGGCAACACGTAAACAATATTTCAAAACGCATGTATCTGCGGTAAACGGTCGTATCGCAACGGCTATTAAAGATACGCTTTCAAGCGAAGAGATCGGATATGTAAAACTGTTTAAAGGTATGATTAACAGAACTGGTGGTCTCGGAGCAAAAAAAGAGATCAATAGCGGCGGCTCAAGGGGTATCTACGGAGAGCCTAATCTGAGTACGCTGTATAGCTCTACAGACTTTCCTACAATCAAAGCGGATACAGAAGGTGCTGTAATTTACAGTGACGGTTCAATGATGATTTCAAAAGTAACTTCATCTATGGGGTCATATATCCAAAATGAACAGGCAGCAATTGAGAGATTGAAAAACGATGTTGACGCGCTCTTTATGGCGCATGCAGCAATGGACGACAAGGTTTTGATTGGAGGCGTAGAAAAGCTTTCAATGCAAAACATTTACGGTCTAGGTAATCATCCTGACATCGGTCGAATTGACAATACAACAGGTAAGCTGTTCAAAGATATGACGGCAGTTGAAATCTATACAGAGCTAAAAGCGCAAATTCAGGACTTTGTGGCAAACGTAAACCCGGAAGGCTCTTTGAAACAAACGCCTATCAGAGAGATCACGCTTGTATTCACGCCTGATATTTATCTTATTGTCGCAATGGCTGAGATTGTGGTAGGAAGCGAAACTATCAACGTAATCGACAAACTAAAAAAAGATATGGCGGTTCTTGGCGGGTTGCGGGTAATCAACAATGGCGCTGTAGCCGAGATCAAACATGAAGACCCTGCACTTGCTGATACAACAAGATGCGCAATCATTGGCTATTTCGACAAGCAGTATGTCGAAGCTGAAATTCCTGCACCAACAAACCTTTTAGCTGGTGCAAATGGAGACGCATCGCATATCGACAACAAGACAGAGTACGAGTCTTTGTTTGCATCTAAAAACTTGGGTGTAAACATCAAAAACATCGGAGCCGGGGACAGCAAGAAGAGACCGCTAAGAATTATGCAAGGGCTGTAATACTTTAATTAAGCCCTCTCGCTTTTGACGCCTAAGACTTCTTTTATCCTTTTGGCGCGGCAACCACGCGCCAAAAACAAACTTCACTAAACTTACTAAAATACTAGCAATACAACACAAAAGGAAAGTATATGCTAGTAGTATCCAATTATTATCAACCTATAACAATTTTGCACCCGAAAACAAAGCGTTCAGTTACGTTTTATCAGGGTGTTATTACCGATGTTGATAACTCATTTCTCGATTTGCCCGCTTTTAAATCTCGCGTAGAAAGAGGCATCCTTGTAGTGTCTGGCGTCGAAGAAGCAAAAAAAGAGATCGACAAAAAGGTAAATATCCCTGACGATATGAAAAGAGAGTTAAATAAATATTGTGTTCCATACAGTGAAAACACAGATGAGAGTGTACTATTAGAGCAGCTTGCAGTACACAAAGAGAGATATAGCGAACTTTTTGAGGAGCTTAGCGCAAAAGGTATCAAGGTAACGAAGAGAATGAATCTTGATACGCTTAAAGAACTTGCAAAAGGTGGTGAAGAATGAACTATGACGTAAAAGAGCCACAGGTTGCTGATTGGAAAAATGAGATCACGTGTGTCCGTGAAGCTGTAACGGATTGCAATAACGACACAGGTAGCGGCGGAAACGGTGGAGATGGAAACGGCGGCGGAACAAATGGCGGGATTGCTGACAATGGCATACAGTCTCTATTGTTTGACGACGCAACCGGAGAGCTAAATCTAACAACGGTAGACGGAAGCGAATATAAGGTTGATCTTTCTTCTCTTGCTGGAGACGTGAAGTTGATTGATGTCGCTTTTGACACTGCAGCCAATAAGATCAAATTTTACATGAGTGATGCTTCTGAATACGAGATTGATATTTCAAGCCTTGTGAAAGTAAAAACCGACAAAGGCATTGAAGGAGACGGAACAGATGTCAACAAGATAGCAGCAAAGATAAGTGCAGACGACTTGAATATTGTAGAGTTTGGCAGCGATAACGGAATTTTTGTACAAAACAGAGCTATTGAAGTAGATACAGTTTCAGACATGTTGGCATTGACAGGGCTGAAAGGCGGAGAGAGAGTTGTTGTAAAAGACAAATTGCCGTTTAGCTTCTTTACTTTTTCTACCGCTTGTGTTAGTGGCGGGCTTCATGCTGATGATAATAGTGGATGTTTTTATGCTGAAACGAAGATTGGCGGCATTGAAAAGATAAGCATAGCACCAACAAGCGTGAGCGCAGACAGCTATTACAATGACAGTACGAAGCCTGAAAATATGCTTGACGGAACAACCGACACCACTTTCGGCAATAAAAACAAATTACCGCAAAGTGTGTATTGGGAATACGCAGAAGAGATAAGACCTTCATACTATTCTATGGCAAGAGGAGACGCAAGAGGGTATCAAACAGATATATACAGCCCTAAAAAATGGAAACTATACGGAGAAAAAGACGGTGAATGGGAGCTTATAGATGCAAGAATGGGCGAGAAGATAAAGTACACCAAAGTTTCTGCACCAGACAACCCGTATTATTTTCAGGTTGCTGTTTTTGGGAGCTATAAAAAATTCAAACTTGAGATTATTGAGTCAAACGAGCCTAACAATGCTAATGCGTATATAAATATTAGCGTATTTGAATTTTTTAAAGAAAAAATAACAGGAGCATAAAGATGAACTATGACGTAAAAGAACCGCAGGTTGCTGATTGGAAAAATGAGATTGTTTGCGTTGACAATGTTGGCAAACAGTGTGAAAAAGGAAGTGGGCTTGTTTCTGCTGAGTTTGACAAAGGAACAAATACGCTTACGCTTGTTACTGGTGACAAAACAGAGTACAAGATCGATTTATCATCTTTGGCAACAGATATCAAGCTACAAAGCGGAACATATGACAGCTCAACAAAAAAACTTGATTTGAAACTTAGTGACGGAACAGACATCTTGGTAGATGTTGCTGATCTTTTAGCAGTTGCTATCGATAAAGGGCTTGACGGAGACGGCACAACAAATAATAAGCTAACTGTAAAGATAAGTTCAGATGCTGGGAATATTGCAAAATTTGGCGCAGATGACGGAATTTTGGCAACTGTGGAGACAGACAAAGGAATTGAAGGGGCAGGAATAGCAGGGGATGAACTATCTGTTAAGATTAGTGAAGACGATAACAACATTGTTACTTTTGGAAGTGACGACGGGCTATTTATTGACTCCGAGAAGATTGGCACTATAAAAAGCTTTACATATGACAGAGTTGCCAAAATTCTTAAAATCGAAGAAAAAGACGGCACAATCCATGAGATAGAGACAGTTGATTTTGCCAAGTATATCAGCAAGATAGAATATAATGATGCGGACAAAACACTTGAATTTACAAAGTATGACGGTGTTTTGAGCTCTATTGATAAAGTAGATATATCAGCACTCGCTGATGACACCTATATTGTAAGCGGGAGCTTCAACGATGCACTAAATGAGCTTGAATTGAAAAACAACAAAGGTGATGTTGTAACTATTGACCTTTCGAAGTTAAAAGATGATATCCACGTCGTTTCTGCCACCTTGAAATATGGTGCTTCAATTTGGGAGCTAAATATGTCTGACGGTTCAAAGGTTGAGCTTGACGTAGCTCCATTTCTTAAAGTTTTTGCAGACGGAGAGTCAATAGAAGGGGATGGAAGAGACGGCGACAAGCTTAGAATAAAAAAAGACTCTACAGACCTAAACTATATGCTTATTTCCGATAAAGGTGTAAGAATTGGAGCGCCTGACGGTCGTGAAAGACCTAGCGATAAAAACGTATATCTTACTATAGGCTGGGACGGTAAAAACGAATGGAGAAGTGTTCCGGTAAATATGAGCCCTAGAAACCCGGATGGACAGGATGACTATTTTCAAAATGGAACACGTTGGGTAAACAAGTCGACAGGAAAACAGTTTGTAAAAGTTGACGATGTGTGGATACACAACACACCTGAAGATACGGGCTGGATTGATGCAGAATATAAAAACGGATGGAAAAATTATGGTGGCGGATATCCTGGTGCAAAATACAGAGTTATCAATAGTGTGCTGTATATAAGAGGTCTGGTAAAAGGCGGCGATAACAACACGGTTATTTTCACGCTCCCAAAAGAGATAAAGGATAGATTGGGTGGTACTCCTATAAATATTTGCCTCTCGGACAAAAACACCGTTGCAAGAGTTGATATAGGGAAAGGAAGCGGAGACGTTAAACTTATTGGCGGATACAAAAAATGGGTAAGCCTTGAAATAACGGCGGCGCTGCTATGGTAGACAAAACATTCAAAAAAAAATGCGCCATGTGGATTGCAAGTCTGTTTGGCTTGCAGTTTGGCGTCATTTTTTCGCAATATGACAACATTGTAGAGCTTTTGAAGCCAGTTGTAAAAGAGGAAATAATCAAGCCTGAAGCAAGAAAGGCTTTACCTGAGTATATAAGCGATTACGACATTGACCTTGTTGTAGACGGCAATGAGAGCTCTAAACTGATAGTGCAAAAAATCGGAGAACACTACGCAAGAATAGCAATAGGCAAGGCTGCGAAAAATATAACAAAATACATAGATTTTGTCGATTATGGTGAGGCTGTTGATATAATCTCAGGTACAGCAGACAAAGAAAGCATCTCAAAAAAGGCTTTTGCGCACTATAGGAACATACTAACAACGGGGGTATTGAATGGCAAACTATAAAATCCCGACAATGGACAATACGCAGCTAACTATGGAGCTGCTGACACTTGGCAACAGGATAACTGAGATTGAAACAAAGATAACCGTATTTGAGGGAATGCTGACGACGCTGGAAGCAAAGGTAGACAAAAACACGTCCGACATTTTGGCGATATTGCAGATGATACAAGACATAAATGCAAAGCTCGATGATCTTGATATGAAAAAAGTTGATAAAAAAGAGGGTTACGACATTGTAAAGGTAGAGGACTGTTTGACAGGAGATGAAAACAGCGTTCCTTCTATCAAGAGCGCGAGAGAGTGCTATTACAAACTTGCAAACATGAACAGAATAACAGGCGAGACAACGGCTATCGACCTTGAAACATGCGCACTAAAACCAACACCTATCGATTTTGCTACTTTTGCACTAGATAAAGGAACATATCTTGTTACTGGGTTTATACGCTACGAGGGTATCGAAAATGCAAAAGGGGAAGTATATTTCGAGTATGACGGAGACGTAAAGTTTGATGCAAGGGTTCTTTTTGGCGGGCAAAAATACGACACCGTGCCGGTAACAGCATTGCTTCAAATTGTAGATGACAACACAACGGTGGCGCTAAAGGCTAGAAGAATAACAGGTACAAAGCTTGACTTAGTGTCGAACAACACAGGCAAATCATACCTTGCTTGGGTGAAGCTGGATAGTTATTAGGAGAGGCTATGAACGAAAAAGATGTTCTTAAATTCATAAGGGATTTTTACCCTGAGAACACAAAAAGCGACGAAGAGTTACAGAAATGCATAAAAATAGCTTTTAACGAGGTTTGCAAGACTGGGTATACAAAACACTACCTTGTTAAGGCTTTGGCGTTATACGCTCTTTCTGAATGCATAGAAATGGATAAACGTGCTAATTGTGATCTCGGAGACGCTAGAGACACTACTAGCGAAAAGATAAACGATATAACTGTACAGTATAAAAACGAGATGATAGGCGGCGTTTATCCGAAAAATGTTTATCACAAAGAGTTTTTGTTGTTGCCGAAATGCGGAGTAAAATCATCTTTGATTGCGAATGTGAATATTACAGATGATGCAACATGCGGTACTTATAGTGCAACGGATTTAGTTTATGTTCGACCTTAAGTTAAAATTGAATTTTATTAAGTTATAATTTTGAAATTAAATTACCATTGTCTAAGTAGCTAGTATCTTTTAAAAAGAGAAAGTGAAAAAGCATCCCGCTGTTCGGTCTTGATTTGGCGATCATTGAGCACGCGGGAAGTAAAGAAATTATAGCAAAAAAAGCTAATATTTTTCTTTACTCTTGAAAGTATTTCAAGTGTGATAATAATCGTCAAATCCGTTGCGGCGGTCGGCACACCGAAATGGAAAAGCCGGAAAAATAGAGAGATTGGAACTCACATCCCATCAGTGCGTTAGCACGGTCTCATCAGATGAAGCCTAAGTCGAAAGATATGGTGGAAGTCAGGGTAAGGGTGATCGCCCTGATTAATATACTGGTGGCTTTTTCTATTTCCAACACAGCGAAAAAGCAAAGCGACGAAACTCGGCAACTCATGCGGAGAATAAAAAGACTTCCTGAATAGGGGGTCTTATGCTCAAAAATCTAACAATCTATACAAAGAATAAACACTATAATACAACATGAACTGCACAAACTGTAAATTTGAAATAAACGAAGTATGCGTAAACGATAAAAGCGACAAGTTAGCTGATTTTGTATCAGAAAATCACGTATGCGAATTATGGGAGAAAAAGAGTGAAAAAACCGACAAGAGTAGCAAAACGCCTAAAACAGATTAAAGCAGGTTTAGGGAAAGGCGGAACAGTTGATGTTGGTATTTTGAGAGGTCACTACCCAGACGGCACGAGCATAGCACTTGTCGCATTTTGGAACGAGTTTGGAACGCGGAAAGCTCCCGAAAGACCTTTTATCCGCTCAACTCTTTTCGCACACAAAAACTACAAAGACACTTTAGAAAAAATTGGAAGATCGATTGTAGCCGGCAAATACAATCAGAAACAGGGATTGACTATTTTAGGGCAAATTGTAAAACAAGACATTCAAAAAACTATTGTCGAATTGAGATCGCCGCCTAATAGTCCGACAACGATAGCAGCAAAAGGCTCGTCAAATCCACTAATTGATACTGGGCTAATGAAGTCAAGCATTGATTTTAACGTTAGGCTAAAAAATGAGAAGTAAACTTGGACTAAGAGCCGCAAGGTCAATGATATGCAGATACGGTGAGAACATTGACGTGTATAGGTCAAGCGGCGGACACTACGACAAAGACTCGATGAAGTGGCTAGGGAACGGGCGAGAAAAGATAAGATGCTTTATTGCATTTTTCCCAAACGGCGGGATGATACTTGATAGCGACGGCAGAAGACAACAAAAGACGGCTAAATTCTATTCTAAAGATGAGATAATATGCAATGATAAAGAAAACGAGCAAAGCGATGTAATTGTGTATCAGGATATTGCTTATATCGTTGATAATGTTGAAAAGAGAGTTGAGGCAGGCTGTAGACCAGTATACATTGGCATTTGCTCAATTTACAAGGGGAGAGATAAATTCATAGGCGCGATAGGGGTTGAAAAGTGACGACTGATGAGATATACACCGCAATAGGCAAAGTTGTAAACAATGAAGCACACCAAAAACGTTTCTACAAAAAAGAACGTGAGCTTATTTTCTATCGATGCAATGAGAGCGAGAATCGAGGAAATATCGATCGACTTGACGGACTTCACGGCACTTTTTGCATAATAGGCACAAATGAGATCAAGACACTAAGAAAAGATGACATAACAGAGTGCGGAGGAGCCACCGAGAGCTATTGTCAGCTATCGGAGGTACAAATATCTGTGAACCTATATAGTGACAATGATGAGGCTCTTGATGTGCTAAATATGCTATCAATGTACCTAAGGGCACAAAGCGTAAAAGATGAACTGCAAAGCAACGGACTTTCAATTCAGTATATAAGCGGAGTTAGACGACTTGATACGGTTATAAAAAACAGGTGGGAATACAGAGCGCAAATGGATATAACAGCACAGGCAGTAACCGGAAACATTGAAATACCTCTTGAAATATGGACGAAGTGGGGGTATAATATCAATGGCTCACCCGACATCTACAATAGAAGATGCTTGGGCACTAGCGATGAATTTGATCGACTCGATGTTGATTGTGCGGGTAGCTAGCTCAATTGGTAGAGCGTTCGGCTCATAACCGAATGGTTACAGGTTCAATCCCTGTGCTACCCTCTTCAACAAAATTATAAAATTTATCTCCAAAATCTATCATTTTAATATATTTCTAAGCAAATCTATATTATAATAAATCATATTTAAAAAACTGGAGGTAAATAATGTTTAATATTAAGATTTGTAAGCCTGGAAAAGTTGCGAGAAAGGACAGTAATCACAACGTAATGATCGTTGGAGACAGCTTAGAGCTAGACGGGGCAATTATTTTTGCTGAGACTATTTGTGACAACAAGGATTGTCTGCACAATGAAATTGAAGATTTTTTATGCAATAGAAATATGTTTTGCGATATAGACATAGAGTTTTGCGATGTTCGCAATGTGTTTCATGTGACGGTAACAGAGAATTGATAGAAACACTAGGACTAGCACTAGCAATAGTGCTGTTAATAATAATAAACGCAATCGGAATGGCAATTTCAAATAGATACTAAGGATAGCAATGAAAATAGATTTAGATGACGTAAAACTAAAAATTAACTTTTCAAAATATGGTGCGGCTATTGTTGAAACAGTTTCGGAGCTGGCAAAAGAAGGAATAGAGCCAGCATCTGACGAATACGGGCTCATGAAGAATGACGGCGATCTTGATATTATGATAGATTGCTCAGACGGAAAATCAAGAAAGATATACACTTTCGATTTTGCAGATTGGGAATTTGCAAAAGGAGGCTCAAAATAATGGGTTCCCTTTGGCTTGGATTTTTCATGTCTGCAATTTTTACTGCGCTGACATTTGCATATTATATGGGGCAGCGCTCAATAGAAAGATCTGAATGTTATCGACTTGGAATGGAAGAGGGGATAAATATCGGTATACAGAGAGCGCGTATTGCTCATGCAATGGGAAAAGAGATTAAAAGTATAAACTTTAAGTAGCGACACATCGTCGCTACACTCCAAAAACTACGTTAAAAAAACTCCCTAAAATACCTTTATAGAAAAAACATATAAAGGAAAGCAAATTGACTTTAAATTACATAGTTACGGCAAGAACATTGAAAGAGTCGCTGCTGCCACCTCTAAAAAGCTTTAATACGCTAATGGTTATCGTAAAAGACCCTGCAAAAGCTGGAACAGTTACGGTATATACAGGTACGGAGCAAGCAAGAGAGGACGGGCTGGAAGATAAGTATGTCGAAGGCATTAGTACTATTTTTAAGCAGGAGTTAGCACCGGCATTTGTCAAAGTTGGCTTTGTGTCCGCAATGGATGATGCAAACTTAGACGAGTTGGCAAAAAACAACGATTGGTATATTACGGTATTTCATGATGAAGATGTAACTGAAGGCGATATACCAGCTCTCAGCTCTTGGTTTGCCGATCAGAAAAAAATCGGAATTGTCACAGATACAAATGATGGGGCACTTGATAAGTCTGCTGGGTTGACAAAAGCATTGTTTGATGCAGGTGATGATCATATGTTCGCAATCTATGCGCCGTTGATCGATCAAGATGACGGAGTGACACCTACTGATAAATACCGCTATATCTCTTACGCTATTGCGTCCGGTATGGCTTCTGTAAACTTTGACCAGCCAAACAGCTTTTATTCAGTACCTCACCTTATGAGCAACATCATCGGAGTAAAGACAGTAGGTCTCACGCCTGATGAAAGAGCTGCGCTTACTGGATACACTATCGGTGTCGGGTATGATGAAGGTGTTGGGATGTACGGGAATGTTTATGGAGATTACGAAGGCTATAAATTTCTATACTCTGGACTTATGCCAAATGGAGTCGGTATCAATGAAGTACACTTTATCGACTGGCTA